GTTTTTATATGATCACCAAGACGGACAGGGACAACTGACTCCAGGTATTTGGATCTCAGTAAAGAGTGTTCAGGGCAAGGCATTATATTTTGAAACTTTATTGACAGAGTATGGTGCCTTGTACGATAAACTCCCAATCAGTGCGTTTGTTTGGGATAAGAGTTATGATAGACTCAGACAATTATCGTTGGATACTTTACAACTTTGGGATTGCTTTGATTATAACATAACTGTAATTAAAAAACCACTTCTCAGTAGATGTAAATTTTTCGCTAAGAATAAAGCATTCTACAGTGGTAGTTATATGTTTACGATTGATAGTTGCCATTCGGATAGTAACACATTAGACATAAACTTTTCGGAGCATGATCCTGAACACAAATCATTTAACGTTATCAAGTTAGATAACGGACAGTTTGCTGCACAACCAAACAATAGAGTTATCTGGAGTGATAATAGTTTAATACCAAAAGAAACTAAAATGCCTGACTTTAAGGTTTGTTCTCAAAATTATACAGTTGAGGATAAAGACTATTGGAATGTTGGGCATACTGATGATTGGCAATATAAAGACTTAGATGAGTAATGATAGAGATGAATCTCTTTTTATGCTTATCATCGGTTACATAGTTTTACTGATGTTGGGCGGTATGACGTTATTTACTGCATTGGCGTTCATATATGCTTACTTAATTTTGTAGCTAAAAAGATACGTTTTTCAAAAATTTGTATCTAAAAAACTACGATAACTAAATAATAACCCATATTAATAAGGAGATTAAATGAAACAACTATTGACACTTTTCGCAGCATTAATACTCGTGTCTTCAGTTCATGCTGAAGATGACTGGCAAACCATGGAAAACAATTTTAAATTCCAAGGTGAGTCATATGGACTAGAAATCAGAACATATGCTGACGACGACTATGATCACGCTGAAGTGACATACAAATTAGCACCTAATCTTACTGGTGCGCTTAGACTTGCTGAGGACGGTACAGATACTGAGATTCGTCCAAAGTTAACACACAAAGTTTTTAACGCAGGTCCAATTAGTCTTGCGCACAGAATTGAGTATCGATATTTCGAGGGAAGTAAAGATGATAATTGGAGATATCGTGGTATTGTAAAGGCAGAATATGGTGGAGCATGGTTAAAAATGCAACCACGTTGGACTTTCGGTGCTGGCAAAACAGGCGACATGAAGATTGATGACGTCAAGTGGCAAGCAGGTTACGATATTGCTATCGCTCCAAATCTCAAACTTACACCATTCGTTGAGTATTTGACGGCAGGTGAAGACGGTGATTGGCAAAAAGAGCACCTAATCGGTGGTACAACTGTACAAGTTAAGTTCTAATAAATAGTACTGATACTAACTCATAAGGGGGAGTAATCCCCCTTTTTTTGTCCATGGCGTGGTTATATAACAATGAAGAAATGAATGAGATACCTGAAGGATATATTGCCTTTGTTTATCTCATAACAAATAATTTAGAAAACAAAAAGTATATTGGTAAAAAACTTTTCTATTTTTCTAAGACTAGACAAGTCAAAGGTAAAAAGAAAAGGTATAAAGAGGAAAGTGATTGGAAAACATATTGGTCATCCTCTGATGAATTGAAATCAGATGTTCAACGACTGGGGGAGGAAAACTTTACACGGGAAATATTGTATTTGTGTAAAAAGAAAGGTGAAAGCACTTACTTAGAAGCCAAAGAGCAATTTCTAAGGGAAGTGTTAGAAAATCCTACGGATTGGTATAATAAAAATATAATGGCGAGGGTTCATGCTTCTCATGTAAAGAATTTACAAAAATGAACTACTTACTTTTAGTGACAGCATTAACGTTGTCAACCATTGCTGCCTTCTATGCTATTTCTGGATTGGTAGCTATCTTCGCTGCGGCAGTTGTTCCCATCATTGTTATGGGAAGTTCTTTAGAAGTCGCAAAATTAATTGTTGCTTCATGGATGTATCGCAACTGGAAACAAGTTCCGTTGCTCATGAAGTCATACTTTACGTTTGCTTTGATAATATTGATGTGTTTAACGTCAATGGGAATCTTTGGATTCTTATCAAAGGCACACTTAGATCAGGCATTGCCAACAGGTGATGTAGCATCTCAAATAGAAATTATAGATTATCAAATAGATACTGAGCGTCAAATGATTGAGGCAAATAAATCTCTTATTGCTCAGATGGATGCTGTCGTCAATAACAAAATGAATCAAGAAGGAAGAACTTTAGTTAAGAAAGGTATTAAAGAAGAAAGTTTGTTTAGCGACGGAGAGCGTAAAGAGTTTCTTGAGAAAGAGGATGTAGCTGAGCGTGCTTTACAAATTAGAAGAAGTCAGGCAAAGGATAGAGCCAGACTCATCAAAGAAATAGAAGCAAGTCAAGCAAAGATACTAGATTTACAAAAAGAAAAGGCACCAATTAATGCTGAGTTACGTACACTTGAAGCTGAAGTTGGTCCAATCAAATATGTTGCTGCTTTAATATATGGCGATAATCCTGATAAGAATTTATTAGAGAGAGCAGTTCGTTGGGTAATTATAATGATCGTTGTTGTATTTGACCCTCTTGCTGTACTGATGGTTATTGCTGCGAACTGGAGTTTGTATCGTGGTAGACCAACTAGAGTCGAAAGGGTTGAAGAAGAGGTTGTCGAGGAGGTGCCTCAACCTGCAAAAAAGTTCGTGAACCCAAGCCAGCACCTAAAAAACAGCCAAAAAAGGTGATCAAGGAAACTATTTTATTGCAAGGAACAGTGATAAGTCTCTCTGATAATGTTGAAGTCAAGGATCAAATAGAGCCACATACACGTGGATGGTCTAGAAAAAGAGAATTAAAAGAAGCAGCAAGACTAAATAAGAAGTAGCACATTAACCAATAACAACTATAATAAAACGGTTATGGAGTTCTTGAATCTCGTCGCTGAGGTGGGTTTTCCGATTGCTGCAGCATGCGCTGCAGGATACTTTGTTTTCCTCACACTAAAATTTATTCTAGCAGGTGTAACTGGGTCGGTTAATGGCATGAAGGGTATTATCATGGCATTAGACAAAAGAGTTGCAACGATGAACCACGATGTCATTCGCATTGACACGAAGGTTAGTCACGCATTAAAGATTCCACCTGATCTTGATAGAATAGCGAGAGCCGAGCAGTCCGACGCCAGGAGAGACTGATGAAATTCTTTAAAGAAGGATGGCTTGAGAATCAAAACCAAGCCACGCAAGTTTGGCTCAAAAATCAACCAACATATTTTACTAGCGAAGTCGTAGGAGCATTGCTGTCTGGATTTGTATCTGGATTGGTACTTGGCTTAATCTATGGGTTGGCATTGTAAATGGATATCGCAGGACTAATTAATCAGTACGGATTTCCAATTATTGCTGCAGGTGGTCTAGGATATTTTATTTACTATGTGTGGCAATGGGTTACTAAGGAAATTGATCCAGTAACTAGTCAAGCAAATGTAACATTGATTGCTTTAATCGACAGAATTAGAATGTTAGATAATGACTTGATAAGACTTAATCAAAAAGTTGACGTAATACTGGCAATAAGAGAAAATGAGAAAAAGAAACCTTCTAACGATACTTCTGATAGCGACGACTAATTGTTTTGCAGGTGATCTTGTATATCAATTTAAGTCGCCAGCTTTCAACGGAATAGGATACAGTAGTCATGTGTTGACTATTGAGAACTTGACACATCAGAGAAAGAAGGATATAGAGTCAAAGATTGAGTCGGATTTAAGAGAAGCAGAACGTGAAGCAAAAAATACTAACGTAAATAAATTTCTTGCTAATTTGGAAAGTAGAATATACGCTGAGTTGAGTAAGCAGATCAGCGATAAGTTATTTGGAGAAAATCCACAGGAAACAGGGACAATAGATTTGTTGGGAAATACTATATCATATGAAATGACTGATGATATGGTTACTCTTAATGTTACACAAACGGATGGGTCAAAAACTGTTGTAGAAATACCTGTTGCTCAATTTGCTTTTTAATATGAAAATATTGTTACTTGTTTTATTGTTAGCTGGTTGCGCCACTACGAAATATGTGGAGGAACCAAAGTTGTCTGAGACGCAGACAGAAGACAAACTGAAAGAGTTTCCAAATATAGGGAGCAATAAACCAGTTACTGTTGCTGTGTATAGTTTCTTAGATAAAACTGGTCAACGAAAGCCAGCTGACAATATAGCAAATATTAGTACGGCAGTGACGCAGGGTGGAGAAGTTTATTTGATAGATGCTTTGATGTCGTTAAGTAATGGAAACTTTTTTGACGTTGTTGAGAGAACTAATTTAGATAATTTGATTAAAGAACGGCAGATTATAAGAAATGCAAGACAAGAGGCAGACGAGAATAAAGATCTTGGTGCTCTAAAGTTCGCTGGTATTATTATTGAGGGAGGTATAATTGGTTATGATACAAATATGTTTACTGGAGGAGCTGGCGCAAGGATTATGGGAATCGGACCAACAGGTCAATGGCGGTGTGATATAGTTACCGTTGGTCTACGAGCAGTGAGTGTGTTAACAGGTGATATCTTGTTAAATGTTAGCACAGAAAAAACTATATTGAGCACCAGTGTGGGTATCAACATTTTTAAATTTTACGATCAAGGAACTAAAGTATTAGAGATTGAATCTGGAACATCAACAAATGAACCAGTTAACTACGCTGTACGAAGGGCAGTTCAACAGGCAGTCATAGAGTTAGCGAAGCAAGGTAAGGAAAGAGGTTACTGGGATTACGAGGAGAAGTAAATGAATGTAAAAGTAGCTATTGCTGCTGTACTGACATTCTTTATTAATTTTGCAACAGCAGACAATTTAATTTATATAGATCAAGTTGGCTCATCAGCCACCATCAACATTAACCAAGATGGTTCAGGCAACAGAGTTGGATCTAGTACGACTGATTCTGCTAGTGATGGTGCAACAACTACTATGGATATCGATCAGGTTGGCTCGAGCAACACGATTGATTATGATGTTACTGGCGCAGACGCAGACATCACAATTAACCAACAAGGTAGTAGTAATGAGAGCACATTAACTATTGGAACCAGCGCAGGTTCTGATGGTGTCAACTACACAGAAAATATTACTGGCGATTCAAATGATATAACAACTAATGTTGGAACAACAGCAGCAACTGAAGATGCCACAATAACACTTGATATCACTGGCGACAGTAATACTGTCACAGTTAACGAAAACAGTACTGCAGCAAGTATTACTAATAAGATAACTGACATTGATATCAGTGGAAGCACAAACACAGTAAGTGCGACCAAGAGTGGTTCAGCACAACATGATACAACTATTAATCACACTGGCAGTAGCAGTACTATTAGCGTAACGCAAGGTGGCGCTGAAGCCAGTACAGTGGATATGACTACAGATGGCTCGAGTTCTAGCGTTACTATTACTATTTCTGATTGATGTTTCTTATGCTGCGATTGGTACAGTTGAAAAACAAACTGGACCAGCGCAGTTAGTAAGGGACAAAGATAAGATAAAGATAAAGAAAAATACGGGTGTCGAGATGTTTGACGACATCCGTACAGGTGACGGTATTATTGGTATCGGATTTAACGACGATACTAAAGTGCAAATTGAAAAGCACAGCAAGATGGTGATTGATGACTTTGTTTATGATGGAGCCAATCCAAAGAAAAGCAAACTTAAGATGAAGGTAGGACTGGGTACAGTCAAGTACGCCAGTGGTAAGATTGCTAAAAACAACGCACAAAATGTAGACATACAAACACCAACTGCTAGGATTGGTGTGCGTGGTACTGCGTTCAGTATGACAGTTGACGAGATAGGTAAGTCGCTAGTTATCCTGTTACCAAATGCTGACGGAACAGTCGGCGAAATATCTGTTGAATCAGATGTCGGTCAAGTTATTCTCAATCAAGCATTCCAAGCCACAGTCGTTGGCTTTAGAGAAAAGGCACCATCACAGCCAGTCATATTAGATTTATCTGAGGCGCAGATAAACAACTTGTTGATTGTTAGGAAACCAAAAGAAAAAGAAGAAGAGAAGGGCGACGAAGAAAAGTCTATGTTAGACTTCAATGAACTTGATATAGACTTGCTTGCTGAGAACGAACTGGATGAAGATGAACTTGTATTTACTAGGTTAGATTTTAACTTACTTGATGTTGATTTATTGGCAAATATTTTAGAAATGCTGAATTCTAAATTACTTCAAGAGACTGCGAGATTTACAACAAACCCAATACAACCTGGAACATTTGAAGGTGGCAATACACAAATCGTTAAGGACGGTGACTGGATAATCTATAGAAACGTGGACAGTAGGATTGTGAGTATTACTTTGGATGGTGATTCTTCTACTCAATTGATATTGAATCAGGCGGGAGTGCCAGTAACTTTACATACAAAAGAAAATGCGAACGATAGCGTTATTACTATTAATCAAAATTAATTCAGTTGTTTATGCTGATAGTGTGATACTGGATTTGACTGGTAGCAGTGCTATCATTTCCATTCAGCAACTAGACGCTGGTAGTCATACCGCAGATGTTACGTTGAGTGGCAACGGACATGACGTTTGGGTTAAGCAAGAAGGATCTGGTGGTCACGATGCGACTGTTGATCTGACAAACGGTGGTGGATCATATGATCTAGATTTGAATCAAAACTCCTCCAGTGATTTATCTATCTCAGTTTCTGGCACTTGCGTGACTGCCGCTGGTTGTAACATGTCAATATCTCAAACTGAATAAATACAAAACATGAATTGAAAAGGTCTATAATGAAGAAGTGGTTGGTTGCATTAATTGCATTGTTAGTAATTTTATCTGTACGTTATCAAGATCCTTGGTTCTCCCAAGTAGTTCGTCTCAAAGCACTAGACACGCATCAGCGTAGTGTACCGCAGGAAGTTATTGGTCTAGATAGCGACATCCTAATATCAGTCGTAACTATCGACAACGATGCCTTAGATAAGTACGGACAATTCCCATGGCCACGTGACTTGCTGGCTGATCAAATTATCAGATTGTTCCAGTCAAATGCTGGTCTAGTTGTGCTACCTATGTTGTTTGCTGACGAGGATAGATTCGGTGGCGACCCAGCATTTATTGATCTGCTACAGAACGCACCAGTTATTGTCGGACAGATACCAGCACTAAACGGTAAAGGAACACCAGTCCCACGTGGTGTGGCTATCATTGGCGAGGGATGGGAAGATTGGTTATACCGTTACGATCAAGCCATTGGTCCACTGAAAGAGATCGGTGATAATGCTATCGGTGTTGGTATGATGTTAACCAGTCCTGAAGCTGATGGTGTGGTGCGTAAACTACCACTGGTTGTACGTATACCTTCGCAAGAGGACACAGAAAGCGCAAGGATATTCCCGTCGTTGCCTATGGAAATTATCAGAGTTATTGCTGGCGATCCAAGTTATCAAATGAAGATCGGTGAAGCAGGTGTTGAGGCACTACGCATACCGCAGTTTGATACAATCAAAACAGACAGCAACGGTAGTATCTACGTTGACTATCGCTTCAAAGTTCAAGAGTATTCATTAGAAGATCTACCAGACTTCAATGGTGGTATCGTTATACTATCATTAACAGCATCAGGATTAGAAGCAACTGTACCTACTCCAGTTGGCACTCTATACTCACATGATTTGGTTGCTGCTTCAGTCTACACTATGCTTAACGGAATCAACATGAGTCGTCCATGGTGGTCAGATATCAGTGAACTTACTGTATCGTTGGCACTTGGACTAATTATAATCGCAGTAGTTATGAGAATGAACTGGTACTTTGGTATCGGTTCTATTGTAGTTTCACTCGGTGGAATATTTTGGGTAACCAGAAAAGCATTTATAGATAAGTCCTTGCTGTTAGACTGGAGCTTCCCAGTATTTGCTGTGTTCTTGACGTGGTCAATCACTGCATTTCTACGGTTCATGGAAGAATTTAAACAGAAGCAGGCAATCAAGAAACAGTTTGCTGGCTACTGTTCGCCCACCGTTGTTCGTATGTTGCAGGAAAATCCAAGTCTAATCAAAGACGGCATGAAGCGTGAGATATCTATTTGCTTCTCAGACTTGCGTGGGTTTACTCCGTTGGGCGAATCATTCGGTGACGATGTGAAGGGACTCACAACATTGATGAATGGCTACATGGATGCTATCACGCAACCAGTGCTAGATGCTGATGGTATGGTTATCAAGTACATCGGTGACGCCAGTATGCACGTACACAATGCACCTAATGATGATCCAGAGCATGCGAAGAGTGCGGTACAAACAGGTCTCAATATGCTGAGGGCAGTTGAGAAGTTCAACGAGAAGATCACAGCAGAGGGCAGACCACCAATTGGTATGGGTGCTGGTATTAACAGTGGACTGGGATACTTGGGTGAAATGGGAAGCACCAGCAGACACAGTTACGATGTACTAGGTGATGCTGTTAGTACTGCCGCACGTATTGAGTCAAAGTGTAAAGAATATGGTTGCTTATTGCTAGTGGGCGAGAACACATACGATGCTACTGAAGGTGACTTTTTCTATCTTAAAGTAGACGAGTTAGCAGTTAAGGGAAAGAGTGTCGGTATCCGCATCTATACTGTTCTTGGTGAGAATAGAGCAGATTGGGACGAGGACAAAGAAAGGCACGATAAGATGCATCAACTCTATCGTGATCAAAAGTTCAAACAAGCAATCAAGATGTGTAACGAATTAAAAGGTTCTTTCGACGGTCAAGTCGATAAATACTACGACATGTGGATTGAAAGATGTGAGTACATGCAAACCCAAGATTTACCAAAAGATTGGAATGGCGTGTTTATAGCAACAACAAAGTGAGGATAGTATGGCTAAGAAAAAGAAAGATATTGTTTACTTGATACCTGAGGGTGAGACTAGAGATAGTCACACGTATCACTATACATTATTAAAGACTAAAAACATTAGAGGCATCAAGCAAAAGTTTCGTAAATATAATCCCATTAAGAGGAAACACGAGATGTTTGTTGAAGTAAAGGCACCGTCTCATAATTAAACTAGAAAGGAAGATAGATGGCAGAAGAAGAAATCAAAAAGGCAGGTTACCACCCAGCTGACACCAACGGTGATGGAGTTGTAACTGAAGACGAGAGAAATATGTATCTTGAGTTCAAGCGTAAAGAACTTGAAGATCAAGACGCACAACGTGATGCGATGAGAAAGATGACATGGTTTGCTTTGTTTGGCATGTTACTCTATCCTTTTGGTATCTTCCTAACATCACTGTTCGGTTTAGACAAGGCAGCAAACATCATTGGTGACATTGCGCCAACCTACTTTGTTGCTATCTCAGCATTGGTCGCAGCATTCTTTGGTGCTGATGCTTTAAAAGGTAAGAAGAAAGACTAAGGAGACATAATGAAACTATCAAAGAATTTTACGCTACAAGAGTTTACCAAGAGCCAGACTGCTCTTCGGATGGGAATCGATAACACACCTAATGAAGAGCACATGGAAGCAGCAGAGTTTCTGTTCGCTAACGTGGTTCAGAAGGTACGTGACAACTTCGGTCCAACAGTCATCAACAGTGGCTATCGTGGTCCAGCACTAAACGAAGCAGTCGGTGGTTCAAGTCGATCACAGCACTGCAAGGGACAGGCAGTTGATATTGAGTGTCCTGGAGTTCCAAACGCTGACGTGGCTCAGTGGATCGTAGACAACTTAGAATTTGATCAAGTTATCCTCGAGTTCTACACTCCAGGGATTCCTGACTCTGGTTGGGTACATGTTTCATACAATAACAACGGCGAGAATAGAAGATCTATCCTTACCGCAGTGAAAGAGAACGGTAAAACAGTTTATAAGCAGGGACTAATTGCGTAAGTAGTTGATTATGTAGGGATTTTATTTTCATATTTCGCTTTACTTTAATTCAATGTTGGAATATAATTAATACATTGAATAGGAAATTATATTATGAAAGTTAAAATTATGAAAAATATGTTAAATAAAATCCCTGAGTTCTTGGGTTGGGTCGGAATGTTACTGATCCATGGTGCTACGGTGCCTACTTCGCTATCTGTTATACTAGGTTATTCTGATAAACTACCACCTCTAAACATGGTTCTACTAGTTTGGGGTGGCTTGATGCTATTCTTGGTTCGTGCTGTTGCTAGGCGTGACATACTCTATATCGTGTCTAATGCTATCGGCTTCTTCCTGAATAGTGTACTACTAGCGTTAATTGTTTTTAAATAATGCTTTACTTTAATTCAGAATTGGTCTATAATTATACTATTGAATAACAAAACGAAGGATATATTATGAATTACTCTGATGAACTTTTCTCTGATCTTTGGAAAGATGTTAATGGTTACCGTCCTACTGAGGACATGAAGGACGAGTGGAATGCTCGCACACCTCGCCAAAAGCAGGAGTTGTGGACTGCTCTTGTTGATGAGCTGGAGCAAATGGAAGATGATCGATTAGAAATCGAACAGGAAGCTGTTGATAACTTCGAGGATCAGATTCAGAACATGGGTGGTACTCGCTCTGATGCTATCCGTTCGATACTTGAGGATAAAAACTTGTTGAATGAGATTGATCCTGAGTACGTTGCATACTCTCTTGATCTTCCTTACGGTAAATATACTAAGGAGTTCCAAGAGGTGCTGGAAACTACGTTTAACCCCTTTGTTGAGGAGGCAGCATGAGTAACTTTGCAAACGAACAGTGGTACGAAAAGCGATACGAGGAACTGGTAGCTGAGTTTCTGTTCCAAGGATACGACGATGAGACTGCTGACATGAAAGCATACGCTGTACTATCGAAAGAAGATCTACCTGAACCAGTATGAAACTGATTCCCCTCACACTGGCACTGCTATTCAGTAGTGCATATGCAAATGAAGCCACTCGACTATCAACTGATGGTCTTGAGTGGTCATCACGTGACGACAGCACCGTCTGTTACTGTACTCTGATTGAGTACCACGACAAGCTACAAGAGATCTATGTGAGGGAAGAACAAGAACAAGCAGAACAAAGACACAACGAATTGGTCGATGGATATCCATACAAGATGGAATATCGAAGTGAAACATTGGGTGGCATGCCAGTCTCATACTGGTTGACGCATCCTGACGCTACAGTCCGTGCACGTGCCGTCATACAGTTTGCAAAGAAGAAAGGATGCAAGCTGATAATGAGATTTGATTCCGATACGGTGGTAGACTGTGGGTCGTAAAGCAAGAGATGAAAGAGAATGTCCTGTCTGCGGTACTAAACACCGCAAGAGAGGTCAGTATTGTAGTAAACCATGTAGTAATAGTGGTCGTACCGTGACAGAAGCACAGAAGAAGAAAACGTCGGAGAGTATGGAAAGATTTATGAACTCTGACTCTGATGTAGCAGAAGAAGCAAGGTGGCGCATTAACTATCATGATAAAGAGTGGGAAGCAGTCGTACCTCCACACCAACCAGAAGAGAGGTATTATAGAGATGGTGAAGATATTTGGTTTGATGCTGATTAGCATCACATTTACACTACAAGCAAGACCCAACATCCTAGAACTACAAGACGCTGAGCGATGTGTTTACATTGCAAAGTTAGGTGCAGCTGCATCTTGGATAAGGATTCAGAAGTTCGCTGATTCCTGTGACACTATCAAGTACATCTGGGATGGTGACGAAACCGAACAAGAAGTAGACTTTGTAAAGCACTATACCTGCCAAGGATTCATGTTAGGATTAGATCCAATCAAGACAGGTGACTTCATGTTCCAAGAATGCATGAAGGAGAGACGAATATGAGCAACTCTGAAAAGCTGGTCTGTGCTATCGGTCTAGTAACAGTGATCGCTGCTCTGTTTGCACTACCTATAATTCCACGTGCAAGTGAGCACCTGAGAGACATTGATAAGAACACACACTACAGTCTGATACCTAAAGAGGTAAAGGTACTTAGAGTATCACCTCAGACTATCAAAGACATCTATTGCAAACACCACAAGTGCAACGCCGCACCCATTGCAATCAGCTACGATGGAGTGATCTATATATCTGATGTAATAAACCCATCGTCTGATTACTATGACTCTATAATCTATCATGAGACCATACACGTGGTGCAGTTCCTAAACCTTGGAAACGCACACAGTTGCAACGAGTGGCGACGTAGAGAACATGAAGCATACAGTTTACAGTACATGTATAACTCTAAAAGAGAGTACGACACAACTGAAATAGAAACAATCATACCATATATCGATTCACTTTGTAAGGAGTAACTATGACTATGAAATCCTACCTAATCCAACCATCCATGAAGAAGTCCATAGAAGAGATAGAGACATTCAAAGACGACAAAGCTCGCTTCGTGGATGTAATGACTATCTGGCGTGGAGGTGAGTACATCATCCACCCTGAAACCGAAGAAGAACTCCAATCACTAAAAGAATACACCAAAGAAGAAGGCATTTGCATAACTGACTTCACCAACTGGGAACTCAACTCTACGTACGATGGAGTAGAGACATCCATATACATGTACGGTGCATGGTCCGAAGAAGACAAAGAAACATACCAAAACAGATTCAACGAAGAAGGTTACACTATATTCGAAGATGATGGCTTTGAACCTACTGATATGGAAGTCTATATCCAATGTCCCATAGAGATGGAAGAATGGAAAGGATATGGAACTGATGCTACATTCTAATAGCAACACACTATACAGTATTCATTAGTTCCTCTTTAGGAGATCCTCTCGGATCCAGGAGATTCGCTGCGCTTCGCTTTACCTGCTCTGCCGCTTATACTACGCTACGCTACGCTACACTACCTATGTTATACGATATATTACCGTTATTACTTACTCTATTACTAGTATACCTGATATACAAAACGCTGTAACTCGCTTTGTAAACGATATATTATATGGTAAAAGTGTGGTTTGACGCTATAATATATCGGTGTATGAACTGGGACTGACATGGGAAATGTGCGTTGGATCCCGCAGCTCCCCCATTGTCCCGAAAAAACTTAACAAATCCCTTTACTTTAATTAGCAGTTGGTCTATAATTATACTATTCTTTAACAACACTGAAAGGTACTATTATGACTACTTACTTTCTTGCTAACGTTTCTGAGCGTTATGGTTTAAATACTAGGTTAGCTATTTTGTCTGAAAATGACCTAAAACGGTTTCCTGACGCTGAAATCTTAGCTAAAACTGAAGCCGATAGCTGGCGTGAAGCTAAAATTAAATATGAAAATGATAAAATAAAGCGTTAAATCGCTTTACTTTAATTAGCGTTTGCAATATAATGATAATAACGAAACGTGATAAAGGAACTGAAATGAGCTACACTTATGATGATAACCTCTACTCTGACTTCCACTTTGACGCTTACGGTTTTCGCCCTGAGAAGAATGATGACTACTATACTTCTACTCCTGAGCGTAAGCAAAGACTTTGGAATCTTGTTGCTGAGCAGCTCGAGTGGAAACTAAGTGAAGATTACTCTGATTACCGTGGAGGCGCCTTATCATGAATGAACTTGATCTTGCAATGGTTGAAATCCTTATGGGTCCAACAAAGACTTTCGAGCAAGCTGTCACTGTTGTAAAGAAGTACTTCCGCTGTCCTGCCTTTGTTGCTGCGGAAGCTGTTGAAACTGTTATGGAAAGGTATTGATTATGAAAAACTATGTTACTGATGCTCCTTATACTGGTGGAAACTTGGTTACTCTAATGCAAACAGAATACACTAATCCTAACTTTATGACTTACCGCCAAGCATACGAGATGGGACGAGTGGTGATGCAGGGTGAAAAAGGTATTACTCTGAAGCGCATCGTTACTGTAAAGAAGAAAGACAAGAGCGGTAAGCTGAGAACGGTTCGAGTACCTAAGTTCTTCACTGTCTTTAACTTCGACCAGACTGAGGTGATATAGTGTTGAGTCTAAAAGAGTTTATGGATGTGATGTTGCAAAAGACCGAGTACAATGGTGACCGAATCGTCTCGAGGGAGATTGGCTTTGGCTCTAAACCTGATGTCTATCTAAACGTGGAGACAGAGGACGGTGGATACAGGCGATTCTATTCTTGCTTTAACGAGTACGAGAAGTATAAGAAGTACATCGAGCTCGAAAAGAAGTTCTCTGATATGTGGTAAGTTTCCAAAGAAAAAGACTTTACTTTTATTTTGAAATGGCGTATAATTACGGTGTGGTGGTTGATTAAGGTTACTAAGGGGGTATTGTTATGAAAGGTAGTATTAGACTGTTTATTGGAATGACGCTGTTGATTATCGCTGGATCTAGCACTGATACAGGTAATCTAACTGCTTCTATACTGTTGGCTCTAGTAGGGGGTATTGCTATTGGGTCAGTGATTGCTAGCAACAGGAGTACAGTATGACTTTAGATCAAGCGAACATGGAACTACAGCTGGTAGGTAGTACAGCATATGATGATGAAGTGGATGGTATGTATGCATGCATGGAAGAAGATATAGAGAACAAGTATTATGCAGCACATATGGATGCACACATGCATCAGTATGAGTACTGGGAAGAACAGTGGGATGGTTATCCAGCAGATCTAGTTACAAGCAGGAGTTTTGAGGATGAGTAAGTACAAGGATATCGTACAGGAACTTTGGGATGAGTTGGACGACAACAACATGACTCGTCTGGTTTATGCAGCTGTTGCCGCTCGCCATGACATGACAGTGGAAGAGCTGAGTGTTCTGGAGGACAAGGTGGCTGGATACTGTTGGATGCAGAGTCGTAGAGTAGCATAGGGGGGTACCCTCCAGAATGGTGGGGGGAGTATATGGCTTGGATGGAACACACTGGGTCCCGCCCTTCGTAACCCCCGACCCAGTTGTTTCCGATAGAACAACGATAGAACAACGAAGAACAACGATCAAGTAGTAGTAGCGAATAGCGTAGAGGGATAGTATAATGGTAGTACGTCGGTTTCCAAATCCGAAAGATGAGGTTCGATTCCTTGTCCCTCTGCCCTAGTAACGAAGTTGAAGCGGAGCGTGTGGATGTGGCAGAGTGGTTATGCAGAGGATTGCAAATCCTTGTATACAGGTTCGATTCCTGTCATCCACTCCATTGATATAGAAGGTAATATATGTTACACAGAAAACTTAAGAAGTGTCCTATATGTACACATCCCTTTATATGTAATCCTCAGGGATGTTGGTGTGATAGGAAAGGTAAGGATTGTATATGTGGTATTTGTTCCGAAGGAATCCGAAGGAATAAGGAAAAAGAATGAAGGAGCGGAGCGTAATGACAGATCTACAGTGGAGAGTTAGGAACTGGATTGTAGTTGCAATAATGACTGTAGCTCAGATGTTATGGGTTGGAGTTATGGGGGGTATAGTCATAGACGTACTCTCGAAAGGTTAGTGAACTTAAAATTGGGTCCCCCCTTTTTTAATATATCGCTTTACTTTTATTAAAGAAAGGTATATGATATAGGTTCTTTAGTTATGGAGGCTTTTATGAAAAACCTAAAAATTGATCCTAAGTTAATTAAACAGCTACCCGAGTACCCACCTAGGAAGGAAGAAATAACTTTTAAACCCACTAGCATTATTAATAAGTTAGGTAGGAAAGCGGTCACGCTTAATATGGGTTTAAAACTTAGGGTAGGGGGTTTTTAACCCTTTACTTTTATTAACCGTTGTATTATAATAGCTGTTCTCTTAACACTTTATAGGAGCATTATATCATGGGATTTTGGGATAAGTACGGACCAGTAGTAGAGGATACACCGATGGTAAAGGGTATGACTAGAAAAGAGTATAACAAGCAATGGAAACAGGATAATAAAGAAAAGATAAGAGAGTATCACAGGCAATACTATAATGATAACAAAGAAAAGATAGCAGAGTCTAATAAGAAATGGAAACAAGATAATAAAGAAAAGGTAGCGGAGTATCAAAGGCAATACAATAAGGACAACAAAGAAAAGATGGCAGAGTATTATAATGATAACAAAGAAAAGATAGCAGAGTCTAATAAGAAACGATACGACGAAAAGAAAACTAAATCTCAGGAGATACGATCTGCTGCAAGGCAACAATACGTAGAGCATTGCTTACCACTAGAGGCAGACTACGCTTTTAATGGGGGAGAAAGGAAAGTTTCCAAGACTCATAAGATTTCATTTATCTATAACATGCAACGATATAATAGTTCCGGAACTCTTATGGAAGACTTGGTCAGCCACCAATTCAATCTTAAAGTTGATCAGCCAATGCACGGATATGATGCTTGGAAGGGAAAGAGACCAGTTGAGATTAAGAGTCAAAGCTGGTGTGGACAAGAACGAAAGTTTAATCTTTGTTTTGGGTTTTCTCCTAAAGATGTAGATTCTGATGAAGTCGTTAATTGGGCAAATAAGTATAAAGAAGAAACTCCTTTATTATATTGGAATGCTATTGACTTTGAAACAGGTAAGGTTATCTGTACCGTTTTGATTGATTATAAGAAGGTACCTGAGACTTCTTATGCTTATGATAAGATGTCAAATAAATCTCCAGCATTACGGTATAGTAACTTTAAAGATTGTCCTAAAGCACTTAAAGTGGTCTTTGTTAATGAGGAACTCTTTTATAAGAATAAAGAGGAAGGTGGATTTCATAATGGATTCGCAGACTTTGTGGAGTCTAGTATATGCGTAAAAAACTAAAACCCAGAAACCTCCTATGGAAAATGCTTGCTAAACTTAGAACAAGTGGCGCAGGTGGAAAGCATAGAAGTAGAAGGGGGGATCCTTATAGGAAACGTAAGCATAAGAACTACGAAGATATAAATTAGGATCCCCCTATGAGTGAAGAGAGAAAGATAATTCTGCTTACAGATATTTTGGAACAAAGACTCCGCAAGGAACAGGAGTTAGAGTTTTATCAAAAAGAGTTGGAGAAGTTGCAGAGTAAGATGATGGGATTGAGAAGAGAAATTGATTTGACCAATACCATTATCGACATCATCACTACCGAAACAGTGATACAAGTCAATGATCCTACTAAGTATATAGAAAGAGAAAGCGATGAGTGAACAATGGCATGGGGGTAAGGGAGACTCTCCTAGAAAAGTGGATAAGACTAAGTATGACGAGGGGTGGGATCGTATCTTTGGTAAGAAGGAACGAATGCCCGACAATCCTTGGCATGATTATAAAGAGTTGACCGAGAATGGTTGGAAGTACGAGAACGGTGAATACGTAAAGGAGGAAGACGAATGATCGAGGAACTCTGGGAAAAGTCTAATGGACACGAAGAATATGCGGTGCGGATTCTAGAAGAAGTGCTACGTATTTGTGAGGACGGTATTGGTACTCAGATGACCAGTGCAGGAGCGAGTGCGGCGATACGAACGAAGTTTGGACTCACTAGCCAACTACGCCATAAGTACGGTATGTTAAATGACGAACTTAAGCATCACGAATCTTATTGGGATGTAAATAGAAATAGATGAAACTCAAAGGAGGTATAATGAGAGTATTAAGCGCAGTAGTATTATCGTGTTTGTGGTTTAGTGTCATGGCGACAACTCCAGCAGAACAGTTCCAGAGAGAAAAGATTCTCAAAGAGCGTAACTGCTTCATGTGTCATGCGGTAGATAAGAAACTGGTTGGTCCAGCGTTTAAAGATGTTGCTGCCAAGTACACAGAAGCAGATATGGACTATCTGGTGCAGAAGATTATGAATGGCGGTGGTGGAGTGTGGGGTCCCATTCCGATGCCACCTAATGCTATCAACGAAGAAGATACAGCGCAAGCTGTACGGTGGATCCTGAGTCAGTGAAACGTAGAGATATCTTTGAAAGTATTGTAGACGTAGGGAGTGGATTCATATTAGGGATAACTATTCAGTTGTTGGTGTTTCCTTTGTTTGGGCTACACCCTACGATACTCGAGAACATAACTATCGCATTGATCTTTATGATTACGAGTATGATTCGTTCTGCGCTATGGCGTATGTATTTTAGAAAGGTGAGAAATAATGAAGCAAGGTAAAGTATGGGGTAGCACTGAGAACATTCTATCTAATGGGGTACTTGAGTTTCATCGCATAGAGGCAGAAGCAGGTAGCTATTGTTCAAGGCATTTTCACAAGACTAAGCACAATGGCTTTTATGTAGAAAGTGGGAAGTTGATTATTCGTGTGTGGAAAAATGATTATGATTTGGTAGACGAAACTGTTCTATCATCCAATGAGTTCACAATCGTGCCTCCAGGAGAGGTACACCAGTTCGAAGCAGTAGAAGACACTGTGGCTTTTGAATTATATTGGGCACAGTTTGACCATAACGATATTGAACGGCAATCCGTTGGAGGAAAAGAATGAAAACCTGTGTAGTCTGCGGCAAAAAGTTGGATCCCTTTTGTCAATGGAGTAGTTGCAAAGCATCAAACTCTCAAAGTAATAAATAGAAACTGATTGGTGACTATGATCTGATCTATATCCTTTCTTAATATGCTCTCATAAAAATTATAATAAACAGGAGCATCATAAATGCGTCTATTCAAATGCGTGGCAGCATTTGTTATGGTTACGCTTGTCTCATCCCCTGTGTTTGCACACACAAACAGTATTGGCTATGTTGGAGACGGCAATGGTGGGTTAACATTTTGGTATGGTTCGTGGCACGATAATACTCAATTCAATGAAGCAGAAATTAAAATCGAAGGTGCCAATGGCACTACATTTACAGCACAAATAGATGAGTTTGACTTGCTATCGCAAGATTCACCAGCAGGTCTTATCTCAGGTGTAAACTTCTTTACGTCAGACGGTACACAACTGATTGACTACGATCCTGACGATCCTAATGGTGGCGGTGAATCGTATACTTGGCAGGGTATCAACTATGCAAACCTACAGCCAGGAGATTATACATTCACATACATTCCTTTAGGTGATACAGAGTCGAGTTATCCAACAGGTACTCCAACACAAGAGTGGGCACCAATGGATCAAGTTATTCGTACTCTCACCATTACTCTTACCCAGAATGACTTAGATGGTGATGCAAATAACAATGGTATACTTGACATCAACGAGGTAGCAGTTGGGTCAGCGTCTGGTGGACCTACCGTAACAGGACAAGGTTCAAGTAATGTTGTTGCCTATGCCGCATCATCAACGGCATTGGTTCAAACAATAACAAGAACTCAAACTACTTCAACGTGGGATATCTACAGCGATGGTAGTTTAGGTACATCTACATCAACTACCACAACACTTGACCCACTCGTTGGGAGAGTCGATCAAATTAAGACTATCAATAGTATGATGCAGTTATCTAATCGTGGTGTTGACTTTGATGGAATTAAACTTGTAAAGAATAACAACAACGCACTAAATGGTATGACAGGTGACATTACTGGAATCGTTATGGGCGGTACTAAGACTCTAGAAAGTGGTTGGGGATTCGGTGCAGGTTTTGGTAAGTTAGATGGTAGCGCAGAAAACACTAGTGGTAAAGTTACAGTAGACAGTATGATGTTTAACATTCATGCTGAGAAGTACATTGCCTCAGGTACTATGCGTTTGAGTTTAACAACTACTAGTATGGACTACGAAGTTGATAGAGTCATTGGCGACTTTAGCAACAAAGGTATCACAGAGGGTAGTGACAAATATGCTAGAGTTCAGTGGACAGGTGACGGTGAGAAACTTCGTCCAATCGTAGGTTATACACGTGGTGTTACTGACGTGGATGGTTACGTTGAAACTGGCAGCATTCAAAGCGCAAGAGCAGTGGGCGATGCTGAGGATAAGTATCGTTACGCTTCCGTTGGTATGGAGTTTAATTTGACAAAGAGTATCTCAGGTGGTATTATTAGAGATACTGATGGTACAAACAGATTTAATCTTGGAGTCAACAAGCAGATCTCTAACAAGACTTTGGTGTTAGAATACGGTCATGCTTCAACAGATCTTGTTTCTACCAACACAATCAGCGCAAAGCTGAATGTAGCATTCTAAGGATGGGGGAGTTCTTCCCCCTTCCAATTTTACTTTAATATTGCGATCATGTATAATAGTTGTACGGTTTAAAATTAATTGGAGATATTATGACTACCGTTGAGATACAAGAGGATTTTAAATTAGACTTTCTAAAGGAGCTATTATACAATGAAGAAGTCCGAGATCTGTGCGTTGTTTTTACCAAAAAAGACGGGACGCAAAGGGAGATGGCGTGCACGCTTGCCGAAAGTAGAATCCCCGAAGATAAAAAACCCAAAACAACAACTACCGATTCTTCTACAGAAACAGTAAGAGTTTTTGATGAGGGTATACAGGAATGGAGATCCTTTAGGACTGATTCTATTTCCAAGTTTAGTTGGAAAGATGTATCTGAATCTATAAACTACTGTTTTTACGTGGGAAAATAACTCTTTACTTTAATTCAATTATCCTGTATAATAACTATATATTGTTATGGAGGATATTATCCTATGTTAAAAAAGAAAGTAAAGCAGCAACAATTAATCACGTCAATTAAAGTTAGTGAGCCAGTTCTTACCCAAGAGAACTACAGGATGGATCTTATGAGGGTGTTCAATTATCATAATGCGAACACAGATAATAAGAAATACCTGAAATGGCTCACTACTATTTTTAAAAAGAAAGACCCATCTCTAGTCAAACTTTTCAACAAAGCAAAAGACTACGAGTTACGTTATATAGCCATATACTCTTATCATGAGAGCAAAGGTCAATACATTTCTGATGAAGATAAAGTTAGAGTACGGGAACTTATCGATAATCTTAAACAGAAATATATCAACACCGAAGAAAAACAACCAGAGAAAAAAGTTGAAGTCGATATTCAAAAGAGAATATACGATACAGCTGTTGTTTTGTCTGACGAAATAGATTACCAAATTGATTCGTTCATTACCACTAAACAGATACCAAAGTTTTCTACGCTGTCATATCTTCAAGGTAAACAGGTTAGTGGACCAGTTGCTAAAAAGATTGCTGAGTTTTATGCTGAGCATCTAGAAGAAATCAATGAAGTTATTGAAGGTAATGACGAAGATCTCGAAGAAGGGTATTCTAATTTTACTAAATCTCAGCTTAAGAAATTTAAGAAGTTCATTGAAGATATAATTAATGGATGCGAGCAATGTGTTGTTTCTTCTAAGGCAAATAGAAAGCCAAGAGTAAGAAAACAAAAGTCTCCACTACAGTTAGTTTCTAAACTCCAGTATATGAAGGAGGATAATGAACTTACCAGTGTTGATCCTATAAAGATAATTGGCAGTAAAGAAGTTTGGATCTATAACACCAAGTATAAGAAGTTGTTTAGATATGTGGCGGCAGATAGTTCAGGTATCTCAGTTAAAGGTACTACGCTACTTAACTATTCAACTGCAGAATCTCTGGCAAAAACTCTACGAAAGCCACAAGAGATACTCGGTAATCTAACTAAGTCTTGGTTGAATAGTAGCATTAAAAAACTAAAGACTAAACCGAGCGCAGTAAACGGTAGAGTAAATAAAGATTGTATAATTTTGAAGGCATTTTGATATGATACTAGTAGACTATTCGCAGGTTTCGTTGAGTAACATTCTTTCATTCAAGAGAGAACTAGTTGCTGGAAGTGAATCAGAAATAACTGATTTGGTACGGCACGTTACTTTATCTACACTGAAGTCGTATAAGAAAAAGTATGGAAGCACTTACGGTGACATAGTTGTTTGTTGCGATGGTAAAAAATATTGGAGACGAGATATGTTTTCTCCTTATAAAGCCATGCGTAAAAAACATCGTGATGCCTCAGACTTAAACTGGTCTTTGATCTTTGATACGCTATCAACTATCCGTGAGGAAATTAAGGAACACTTTCCCTACAAGGTTATGCACTTTGAAAATACTGAGGCAGATGATATCATTGCCGCATTGGTTATGTCTACTCAAGAACTGGGTAAGCATGAGGAGAACTTGATTATCTCTAGCGATAAAGATTTCAAACAGCTTCAGGTTTATAACAATGTTAAGCAGTGGTCACCTATGCAAAAAAAGATGGTCACTGGTAAGCCAGCTGAAATCAAAAAGTATATGATCGAGCATATTGTTAAGGGAGACTCAGGTGACGGTATACCAAATATTCTAAGTGCTGATGATGTATTCATAACTGGCACTAGACAAAAACCTGTAACGGCGAAACGTCTAGCAGATTTTTTTGAGAATGGTATTGATGCGTGTAAGACATCAGAAGAAAGAACTAACTGGCATCGTAATCAAAAGCTGGTAGACTTCAACTATATACCTGAGGAAATAGTAGAAACAATACAAACAACATACGACAACGAATCACCTAAAGGCGACAAGATGTCAATTATGAATTATCTCATAGCAAATAAATGTAGATTGTTATTAGATGAACTGGAGGACTTTTAAATGAAGAAACATATTGTAGAAATCTTAGATGAAATATCTGAGAACCCTAAACTCATTGAGCAGTATAAAAACAATGCAGCATTAAAAGTTTTTTTCGAGTATGCATTTTTACCTGAGAAAAAATTTATTCTTCCTGAGGGGAACCCTCCATATAAAGAAGACTCTGCCCCATTCACTATGAGTCCGACTACTCTTCTATTTGAATTGAAGAGACTATATGTGTTCTTACGTGAAGATCTTAAACCAATTAAACGTGAGCAGTTGTTCATTAATTTATTGGAGTCTCTTCACCCATCAGAAGCAAAAATTATTCTTGCTATTAAAGAACAGAAACTGCCAAAGCTGTATAAAAAGATCACACGCAAGTTAGTATCTGATGCTGGGTTTATTCCTCCGCTACCTAAAAAGGAACCCAAAGTAAAAAAGGAGGAGGAGATTGTCCAAGAAAGTTGAAGACATTATGTGTAAGCTGGTGGGGTTTCTTGACCAGAGGTCCTTCCAGCAGTTCTTGGATACTCTCGAACCAGACGAGCTCCAACCCTTTTTCGAGATTATGGAGGAGTATAAGGCACGGAGAATAGACAAAATTATAGACAAACAACCCATATATTTTGAGGCAGAAGAGGTAATTAGTTATATAAAATCTAAATTAGATAAGTAAGTTATTGTTTTTATTAGGTATCTTTTTTTAAAAAACCCTTTACTTTAATTCAATAATATCGTATAATTATTATATTGAGTTAATAAATGTGAAAGGAAATATGATGACTACTACTAACCAAAATTTTGAAACTAAAGTTACTGCTCTTATCGCTGAAGCGATGAATGGTTCTACTGATTACCTTCTTGATTGGTTTGAAGGAACTTTGTTTATTGAAGGTGTTAATGCTGATGATATCATTAATATCAAAAATAAAGTTGAAACTTTCACTGATATGATGTTTTCTAAAGTTGGTGATGATTACGCTGTTGACTTTTGTTAATTAATAATGGGGTTTATTATGAAATTTGTTATTGGGTTTATTTTGGGTTTTATCATTGCCACTGTTGGCGTTACTAACTTTACCAATTTCCTTGAGAAAGGTTTGGTAAATGTTCAAGAAACCGTGAAGGAAAACGTAAAATGAGAAAAATACTAGTTATGATTTTGTTGATTCCTACATTATGCTTTGCTGATGGTATGGGACATATACTAACTAAATTGAATTTCGTAGCTGCTATAAAACGTATTGCTGTTTATACGACAACTGGCAAAACTAAACAGACTCTTGCTGAGGAAGAAGAGCGTAAACAAAAATTTAGAATTACCTTCAATAGAATATATAAGGAAAGATAACTATGCCCAATTGGTGCTCTAATGATGTTACGCTTTGGAATCCTGATCCTGAAAAGATAAAAGGTTTGGAAGAAGAACTAAAGAAAGAAAAACCAGAACCATTCCAGTATCTATA